AAGGCCAATCACTATCTTGTCAATTCTAGACGTGTAATATTGATAAGTTGCTGTTACTTCGGTACCTGGCTTCGGCGGAAGTGAGATGGATCCACCCGTTCCCGTAAACCCTGTACCTGCATCATTAAGAACAGGACGGAAGTCAAGAACGTTACGAAGCGGAATAGGACCAGAGATTGACTGATAGTATGGAATGTCTTCATCTCTGACAGGATAAGAATCAATCGAGAAGTAGTCACCAGTGTTACCATGACTAAAGTATTCATAGTCAATACGAATATATCCAGTCGGCGCAGAGTATTCTGGTTTACGAATAATTCTAGCATGATCGTAAAACGCTTCTCTTTGACCATCATCTAGGTCAAACCAATCAGTGATATCAATCTCACCTGAAGCATCATAAGTTCCACCAGAAGCAACCGACGACATAGATACTCTTACGATTCTATAAACGTCTGCTTTACTCAAAGAGATTCTTCTGTTGGCCAAGGCATCAAGATCAACGATGTCGATCTGTCCAGTCTGTAGGGTCTTAGTCTTTTCTCTAGAATCCGTAGCAGATTCTTTAATCACCGGAATCATAGCAGTGTATGCTGTGCTGTTAGAAAGACCAGTGATTGTTATTTTATCATTATCGGTATTTGAACGATCGATCGCAACACCGCCGGTTCCAATCTGAACCAGTGAACCAGCCGTTTCGACAAGAATGATTTCGTTTTCTTCAACGTTAGGTTGGAATCGAGTGCCAGTACCACTTGAGGCTACCGCACTAGTACGAGCAAATTCAACAGTACCACTACCGTCTGAATTATTATTAAATCTTTGCATGACAGTATATTCAACATCGGAACTGCCTGCTTCAGTCTTAACCGTCTTAACGGCTTCGACGAACATTGGATACATGACCGTCTTAGAGTTTGGTAGATGAATCCTAGACTCAACTTTACGGAATGCTTGCCCTGTAATATCTCCGCCAGCGGTTACGGCCATCGTAGTATCTGCTGTAGGAGTAGAAGTAACTCTGTATGTATTACCACCCGACTCAAAAAAGTCATTAGCAACAAACGCAGAAGAGAATCGAGTACCTACACCGGTCGCGGTTGTTCCAGAAATTGATATTGATCCATCGTTATCAAAGGATCTTTGGTTAACAACGTTTGCGTATCCTGAGCCACCTTTAATACCTTTAACGTTGGAAACAAAGGATTTGCCAGAGTTCATTTTTACATCAAACAAGTATAAACGATATTCGTTATTGATAAACTCAAGACCACGAATTCTTGCGGTACCTACTGATGAACCGGCGACTGATAACAAAGCAGTTTGGAATTGGTCATAAAGGGTGACTTGCTCTAAAGCAGCAATGTCAAGAACGGCTTCAGGTGCACTAACAACTACATAGTTACCCATGACTGAGCCGATAGAATCATTTTCCTCAAGGAGAGCATCTCTCGCCTTTGTGATATCAATTCGGCCCGGTGCAGTCTTTTGAATTTCATAACCCTTAACGTAAGCCTTTCCTGGCTCAACAATAACCGTAAGCTTACCTTCTTGATCCAAGGCCTGTGCTTCGGTTTGACCTAGATCGGCTACGTCACCACCATTGTACTGTGGATATTTTTCGTATGACCAAACCACGTTTGAGTCAAGGGAACCATCGGCCGCATCAGCAACCCCTGTTCCTACGGCGACTGAAGGTCTGTTTGGACCTGCAGTACCTGACTGCATTGCTCTGTAAGTAAAACCACCGTCGGTTACGATATCACCGATGAGGTAGAATCTTCCTTCAGTCCATGCGCCACGATTATTGGATCGCTTTTCTTTGACTTGAACTCTGAATGGGTTAACTGAATAGTTACCGGATTCGTCAAACGTTCTACGAGCAAGTGCCTTTTCAAGTTGTGAATAGTTTGCTACAACCTTATGCTCTTGCATAACACCGTTAGTGAACTGCATTGTCTCAATGTAATCGGCATCACTGGTGTCGGGAACATATACTTCGTTTCCGTCAGAGTCAGTCGTAACAGTAATCTGTTTGGATACTAGAGTTGCTTCGATTTTATAACGATGAGCGCCAGGAGCAGAAAAGTTAAACGTTCCATTAGCGTTATCATTAAGAGAGTTATCCTCTTCAGGAGTTACAAACGTTTCAGCAACAGTAAATCCAACGGAAGCAGGTGTAGTAGTATTATAGGCATTAATGATTGCAACTTGAGATTCAACAAGAACAAAATGATTTCTTAAAAAGTAAATGCCTCGTTGTACTTCAGCAAATGAAGCGGTTGCGTTTGGGTTTTCGTTTGATGGTCTAAGAGTGATCTGATACTCAACAAAGTTATCGGCATCGGTTTCTGATATCTTGACTCTGACTCTTTCTTCGGCAGAGAATAAATTCTTAGTGTTGTTATCGGCAGAGCGAGTATACTCAACGACGAATCCTTGAGGAATCTCAGGACTTACTGAAGTATCCCTTGGTTGCCATGCTCTAAGTAGAGCCTTAGTGTTTAGAAGAGTCGCATCCGATCCACCGCTTACGCCAAAACCTGTGCCAGTCTTATTAAGCATTAACCTTGCTGCTGCTGGGGTATCTGCTGCGGAAATATTTGTTGGAGTACCTTCAGTACCAGAGATCGTCTCAATTCTTTGAATGACTGGATTGACTTTAATTGAGTCACGACGAAGAATCGTCATTTGTCCTGGGACAACGACTGAGCCTTCTTGATAAATGGATTGACCAAACCGTGCTACTTGATTCTGAAGAATCGATTGAGCTTGGTTTAGTTCGCGAGTCTGTACCGCGTACCCTGGACGAAAGAGAACACGAAGGAATTTCTTCTGCTCATCAAAATCATCAAAGTAAGGTGAAGTATTAAAATTTGCCATTGTGTTCCTCTAGTACTCCAGCACTAATGTTATCGTTTCGATCTGATCGTTTCTGCGAGTGATTGCTTCACGATTATTTATAAACAAAATATCACCAGAATAAGGTTGAACCTCAGGATTTGTTATACTTGCGATAGTTCCTGATGCACCCGATGATAGTCCTCTGACGGTCTCTCCTACAGTAAAATTAATGTAGTTGGATACGTCGTTACCACGAATAACTCTTAGCTTATTGGATTCAAATACGTCAACCTGAAGTCCAATTGCACCACTCGTTTCACCAACGATTGTATCATCGGCAGTGAACGGTACGTTTGATTCATTCAGCGTAATTCTATATTTTGCATCAAGGGTCTGAGCCGTTGATGCTGTGGTTGTTCCGTAGTTAAGTGGGGATTCCATCATACCGATTCTACGGAAATCGTTTGCGACTGTAAAGTCCCCTTCGCCCTCGTCATAGGCAAATCTTAGATTGACCAAAGCATACCTTGCAAGAAGTTCTCTTTCAGGTGATGCGCCGTGTCCTAGGAACGGTGAGATGGTCGGAGTAAGAGTGGCTTCTGATGTACTTGTACCTACCACCTTTGCCGAAGCCTTTCTAAAATTTTGACCTTGCTTACCGGTTGCGATTGATACGTCAGTGACTACGCCCGTGCCGTTTGTTGTTGCTTCTGCTTGACACGATGACTGAACGATTGATGCAGTACCTGATGTATATCCTGAACCACCTAACACGAGTGTGATACTCGAAACCGCTCCGTTCTCATCAGTGTTAGCTAAACAATATCCAGTCTCTACTGCACCGTTGTTTCCAACCTGTCTAATTGCTACGGGAATATTAGATTCTGGTGCATAGGGATAGTTACTACCACCACTAAGAACAGTTATACCAACGATAGTTCCACCATCAACCGTAAGAGTTGCCGTTGCTGAAGCATTCTCGTCTCCGTCTCCAGAAACAAAAACTGGAACCGTTGTGCTAGCGGAGTATCCACTTCCTCCAGTGTTAATACGAATATTCTCAATAGCGCCTTTCACAGCGTTATTAACAACGGTTTCATTTTCACCAACGGGTAGATATCCAGGAACAAAGAACTTACGAATCAGTGAATCGGATAAAGTAAACATATACTTCCACTTATATCCGTCAGCCTGTTTAGTAATACTATTATCAGTGTGGGTTGGTTTAATTGTCGATGCAGCTCCATTGTTATTAGAGATACATTTATATACCTTTTTCTCGTCCGTGTAAATATAAAAATCTTTATCGGTTAGATCAACGTCCTCACGGTACTCGTAATAAACTGTTGAGGTCGTCCAATCAATTCTGCGGAAACCTAAACGAACGTCTTGGCCGTCAATCTTTTTAAGAGCAGTCATATCATGCCATGCATCATACTCAGACTTAAGTGAGTTATCCGGAGTCGGTGGATTCTCTTCATCAGCCCAAGGTTTGGTGCGACCATAGAACATATAGAAACTAGATCCCGATGACTGAACTGCTCTTACGAGGTCCCTTGCATTTCTATACTGAAACTTTGTTGATAAACTGCTAGCCATTTTTTAATCCTGTGTAACGAATACTTCGCCGGTTAGTCCTTGAGATCTGAACTCAGTGACGTCGATAAACTCTGTGTTAAAGTCCTCGGTGCCAACGTATGCCTCAGAGAAATATACTTCGGTCTGAACTGTATAGTCCTGACGGAACCCGAGCGGAGTACTCTTAAGAACTGGACGTTCAAGTACTTCATACTCACTAGGTGCGACCGTTGCAGTATATATTACGTTGGACTTAATGCTGTTATTGGCAATCTCGTTAAGACGAATATTACCAAAAACTTCCATGCCCGCTGGGTGGACTGTTCTCTTTAAGGCATCAAGCCATATCCCAGTCGAGTAGTTGGTTGATACTTCGTATGCATACTTTTGATAAAACCTAGAATCCTGAATCACAATTGATTCTGAAAGCTGACCCTTAACTCCACGATACTCACCTGCGGTGGTTACCACGGTGTCAAACAATAACTCAATGTCTGCGCCGTTACCGTTCGTTGAGGTAATATCAAGTGTTGAGTCCACGGCCTGTGCATCATTGGAATAACGATACAGATCAAAGTCCTTAAAGTAAAAGATCTCTGATACGTTGGCGTCCTTAACATGCTGAGGTGTATTACCTGCACCATAGTTACTAATACGAATATCAGTGATGGCTCCGTTTGGATCCACGAACGATACGAAGGCACTAAAGGAGAAACCCTCGAATCCTAATACTCTAATACGATCACCAGGAACGTATCCTGAGCCACCGTTCTTAATATTAAATCCTGAGACGGATTTGTATATCTCTGCGGATAGTCCGCCGACTGCTGAAATGGTTTGTCCTGCCTCAAAGGTACCCGACTGAGTTCCTTTCACAAGAGTAAGTTCAAAGATAACGCCGTCAGAATAAACTCGACGTTCCACCTTATCAACTTTTGCAACGGCGTCTGATGCCACCTGACGAATAACTTGTCCAGCAAAATTATCAGCATCGCCGGTCAGCATTGATACTCTAAGTTTATCCTCAACGATCCAACGACCGTCGGATGGAATCAATACTTGTTCCCAAGGATAATAAATCTCTACGACATCGTTGATAAAGAGCTGAAAGAACGTTTTAACCGCTGCTTCGGAACCCTTTGATCTATACAGATCCACTACCTTTTGATAGAAAACTTTAGGTGTAGCCGCATACTCTCGTGGAACATACAGTCCAATTTCTTTTTGAATACGAGCAAGGAACTGTTGTTCCTGTTGCCATACGTCACGTTGCTCGGGTAGAGTGTTCTGATAGAACGAAGCTTTGTTGCTATCCTCAAGAAAGTTAAGGTAGGCCTTAGCGAAAAGGACTAACTTTGGATAGCTTGCTTCGATATGCTCGGGTACGAACGAGTCTACGAGAGCCGATATATGTGGTGCGATGCTCTTATCCATGTCTAGGTACTGTATTATATCTTACGCCTGAGAATTCTTTACCTGCCGCAATGGAATCGATCTCACCTTGGATCGCAGTGTCAGCAGAGTCGATGGTTAATAGGTTGTTACGAATGGACGCGATGTCAAACGAATCAGGAATACACTCGACCTCGATAAAGTTACCCTGGAAGTTTGACGGATTGAACGCCGTCAGTACAACCTTGGTCCCTTGAACGAAACCAGCGTTGGCTACGATCACCTCGGTGTTCGCACCCTGCCCCTTTACGACCTGAACCGTTCTAGAGTTGTCGGCGTTTTTAATATCACGCAGACGACATGTGTTACCGTTAACCGTAAACAGAGTCGACTGATTGATCACTGAGTTCTCGGTAGGCGAACTGTATAGGTTCGTTGAGAAGTCAAGATCGTATCTGGTCGCAACGTTTAGAGTTGGAATAAATCTTTTCTTGACGTAGACCCTTGCGGTTGAGCTAAGGATGGCCTCGTCGGTATTATCAATTGTTTTCAATAGGTTGGAGTGTCGGAACACGCCAGAGAAAGTATTCAGAGTCGAGGTTGAGAATCCAGCGATCGCTGTTCTTACTGCTTCCTCGAGTTGTACACGAGACTTAGTCGTCAACGATGGGTTATACTTAAAGAACACCTCGAGTGAGATATACGTATAGGAAGGATCCACGATCTCTGTTCTGATCGTTGCCACCGATTTTGGTTTTACGATATCGGTTAGGATGGTGTCTCTCTCCACCGCTGATAGGATACTAGAGTTCGCTGGTTTG